CGAGGCAGCAGCGGGCCCGACAGGCGCGCGCGGGACTCCGGGGGCGACTTCGCCCCGGACGACGGGGGGCTGACGAGCGACCAGGTGATAGACCGGGTGGCCGCCAGGAAAGACGAGGCCAACGCCAAGATCCTCGAGGTCATGAGGAGGAACGCCGTCGACTGCGAGGAGTCGTGCGCCCCGGGGGCAGCGGCGGGGGGGCTCGGGGCCGCAGCCCACGTCCTGGAGTCCGCGCTGGAGTCGGGGCGCGCGCCGCGGGCGGGCCGCAGGGGGAGGGGGAGCGGGGACGCGGCGGCCGAGGCGGAGGCGGCGGCCGCTGCGGCGCACGCCAGGGCGATGGCTGACCCGAGGATCCTCGAGGAGGCCGGGATCGCCGCGCCGCCCCCGCCGTGGGCGTGGCCGTGACCGGTATTTCCGGTTCGCCCAACGTCGTGTACGAAAACATCACGAAGCCCAGGTACGACGATATGGTCTTCAACGCTTTCGGGCAACTGATATACAAGCTGACGAGCTAGGGAGAATTTATGTGTACAGAATTTATGTGTACTAACTGTTAATATATAAAAATATGTCTGGACTCGGAACGGGATGGGACCGGACCCCGACCGTGTACAAAAGCGATAGGAATCCAGCAGCACAGCCTGTAGGGATACAGGGAACGCAGAGTAAGATACGCGAAGACAAATCCCCACCCGAACCTGAGGTCGGCGCGACATATGATGAGTTTCGAACCAGTTACAATGGTTTGAAAGGCATAAAACTAGAAGAAAAGGTTTTGACTGATCTCGAAGGCAATGCGGAATTGCTTAACCAATGTTTTTCTGATAGCTTTTCGCCTGATCAACGAGGAGAAATCGTTACAGCCGTCCTGAGTATCGCGGCTAAACAAACTGGACAGAAAGATTTTTTGCGTAACGTTTATAAAAAACTATGTATTTACGAGGATGAAAAAAAAGAACCACCCGAAGAATGCAACGAATGTTCTATATGCTTTGAATCATTACACATAAATAATATGGAGAAAGTCCATTTAGGATGTGAACCTATACCCCACTGGTTTCATTCGAAATGTATTGGGAAGTGGCTCACACAAAATAGTACCTGTCCGTTTTGTAAATCGACAATCACTGATGATATCATAAAAATATTCAGAACATCCAATGCTGTCGATACAGATCCACCGCAAGGATACGTAGATGATGTAAGAGTACAAATACAAAATATCCGAAGAGCTGCAGAGGAGAGACATCGTCAAGAACAAAGTCTCAGGCAACAAGTCACGGAAGATGATATCGCGAACCTTCATATACAAAGGTTCTTGGTTCGCACAGATTCCTCCGAAATTACGAGAAAATTAATTGGTGTCGGACAAGGCGGAATCCGGGGCATTCCTGAGGATATATCATATCAGTATAATCAAACGGTATCTAACTTACATCCTACCTTGAGAAAGATGGTTTATAGCTTGAAAGAAGCGGCAACATTTTTAAGAGCACGAAACTTTTATGATGACGTAATGAGACACAAACGCATACTCTTGTTTTACTCCCTTATTTACCTCGCCGAAGTTTCGGGGGGAAGAAACGACAACGATAAAAAACTCGAGTACTACGGTGTCAAAAAGAGTTTTTCGCCATTCCTGTCTAAATCCCTTATCCGCGTCCTGTTCTTCGCGAACTCGGTCTCGAGATTCGTCGACGCTTCTTGTAACCCTAACCCGAGATGGATGTTTACAGATAGGTTCGATAAGTTCGAAAATCTGTTTACGCACAACAGTACCGGAGCCGACGCAGAGAATGTCTTGCGTTCCTCTAACGACGACGCGTCACTGATTGATTCATTCAACGTTTATCCGATCACTGGATGGAACAGTCGACTCGGGTTTAGCGTTTCAATTAACGACCCGCTCGAATCCGCCCTCGCGATATACTGTACGGCTAAGCACTGGATCAATAACCCTGACCACTTCGATAACCTGGAGATTCCGTATTTTGACTACGTCAGCTCGATTTGGACGTACGCCGTGGTGACGCTTCCAAGTTACCAGCGCGACAATCCAGAGACTCTCACCAGTCGCGTACCGAATTGTCAACTTTTGACGCCTTTGATTTCGATAACAAATCCCATTCAAACGGTATTGCTGAATTCTCTAGGTCTCACCCAAAATGCTACTGTATTAGCCGTATACAATCGAACTGAATTCCCCCATTTGGCCCACACCGATGTGTTTCTAAACGCGTGCATGAGGGGGTACGTCGTCGGTTTGTTCACGACGACGAACCCGGGAGTACATCAGTCAAGTATTTTACACGTGATACGCAAATATTCGGATGATGTCGCCAAGGCCAAAAATATTTTAGAAAATATCAGTACTAGAGTTTTCACAGGATACGACCAACTTTTCATAGCTGTACGTAATCTGATTCAAAGGCTGGAGGTAGCCCGGGAGTTCCGTCAAAATACCAGACCGAGCGGCGGGGGGGTGCCTCCCGCGGCGGTCGCGGTCGCGGTCGCGTCCGCCGTCCTGTGCGCGCTGAGCGCGGCGATCCCGCGGTAGCTCCGCGGCGACCGGTCGGCCCCCCGCCTCCCCGCAGTTTTTCCGACCCCCCGGAAACGATCCCGACGTAAGCGGGCGCCCGGGTCCCGCGGAGGATGACCGCGGCGGACGGCGAGCGACGGCGGCGCGGCGACCTTCGAACTGCAGCTGTCCTGATATCCCGAGCGTACGGAGAGTTCCTCGATGGGGGCGACCGAGACGAGCGCCGGAGGGCGAACCCGAGGGTCCTGTGTACCCTCGGGGGGGGCGCGGGCGAGGGTGGTGCTGACGGAGCCGGGGCGTGCGACATGCCGGCGATGTGCTCGGACGGGCGCGGGTGGCGCGCGGTCCTGGCCGACTCGTCGCGACCGGGGGGGTACCGCGGGGCGCCGGTCGCGGAGGTCCCCCTCCCGCCCGGGACCGGGACGTTCGGCGGGGGCGGCGACCGGATGGTCTACTCGTGGCTCGACCCGGGGTCCGGCGAGCTCTGGTACGCCGTCAGGGGGTCGGCAAACTACCGCGAGCCCGCCACCGTCGCGACCCCCTTCCGCGCGGCCCTCGCGGCCCTGACCGAGCCGGAGGTCCTCGCGGACCTGACGGTAGTCGCGGGGGGTTACTCTGGCAGGGTCACGCCCCTCCTCGGGAGGGCGGTCGCGGCGATCGAAAACGACCTGCGGGCGAGGCTCTCCGGAGGTCGCCGGCGCCCGTCGGCGGTCGTCCTGGCCGGGCACAGCCTGGGGGGGTCGGTCGCGCTCAAGGCCGCGCGGGAGATCGAGGACGCCCGTCTGGCGGGGCCGGGGGGCGCGATCCCGGCCCGGTGCGTGGCGTTCGCTCCGTTCGTCCGGGACTTCCGCGCCTACGTCGCGCCGCTGGGGGAGGGTTCCGCGGTATACGCCTGCCGCTCGGACTACGTGTACGACAACGTGTTCAGGCGGGCGCGCGCGGGCCGCCCTCCGGCCGCCGAGCGGCTCATGGGGGACCCCGAGTGCGCGTGCGGCGCGGCCGGATGCGGTCACCTCCTCCCGTGCATCTGGCGGGCCGCCCTCGCCGCCGACCGGACCCGACCTCGAGGATCTCGGTGAATGGAAAGACCTCGTCTATCTTCGCATGTTCATGCCCCGCTCGGAGAGAGCGGCCCCCAGGGTCCGCTCGGCCGTGTTCCACGCGGGGCTGACTAGCCGCTCGAGGCTGTAGGCCCTCTTGCAGTCCGATGCGGAAAGGCCCGCGGACCCGTCCCCGAAAAACCCGTAGTCCTCCACCTCCTCGTCGTCCACGTCCACGGAGACCCCGAGCGCCTGCTGGCCGCCCCCCTGGTTGATCGCGTCGGGGTGCAGGATGACAGCCATCTCCGACTCCGGGGGCGGCATCGCCTTCCTCTCGAACTCCCGGTTGAATGCGTCCGAGAACCCCGAACCCCCGGCCTGCTCAGCGACGACGGGAGGGCCCCCGTCCCCCCGAGGCGCTGACCCCGCCCCCGACGAGAGCCATTCCCCGTACCCCTTGTCCCGGAACCGGCTCGGAGCCCTCGTGTCCTCGAAGCTCCGGTTGAAAGCCGCCGCGTCGAAGTCGCCCCCGCCGGCAGAAGACGGGGGCGCCGGCGCGGGCCGGGGGGGACGGGGGGCCGGGCCCCCCGCGGGCTCGAACCGCCCCCCGGCGAAGCCCCTCGCGCTCATCCTCGCGTCCAGGCTCTCGGTGTCGGCCGCGACGCGGGCCCACTCCGCCAGGACGACCTTGTGGCAGTCGCACACCGTCTCGAACAGGGTCTCGCTGCCGCCCTTGTCGGGGTGGACCTTGGACGCCAGGGCGCGGAATCGCCTGGCCAGGGTCGATGGGGTCTCGGAGGCCAGGGACCAGGGGTCGATGGAGAATACGGCGAGAGCCCCGGCGAGGTCTATGTCCGACATGTCTGCCTTGCCGTCCCGGGCCATAATTTGCTGGGCTCCGGGGGCGGCCGGGCGGGGAGGGGGGCGCCGGGACGGTCCCTGTCCGGCGACCGGGGGGCCGCCGCGACGGCCACATCGCCGCGTTGCCGGGCGCGCGCGCCGCTCACGGATCCCGGAAAAAACCTCTGGACACTCCAAAACGAACTAGTACCAGAAGAACAAGATGACAGGCGGTTTGATCCAGCTCGTGGCGTATGGGGCCCAGGATTTGTTTCTTTCTGGGCACAGTCAGGTGACGTTTTTCCGCCTGGTCTACCGCCGTCACACCAACTTCTCCCAGGAGACCATCGAGCAGAACTTCAACGGCTCCCCCGGCTTCGGCAAGAAGGTGATCGCCACCCTCTCCCGCAACGGCGACCTCGTGCACAAGATCTGGCTCATGATCAAGGTCCCCTCCGTCACCGTCAAGTCAGGCAAGGAGTTCCGCTGGCTCAACTGGCTGGGCCACGTCATGGTCAAGTGGATCGAGTTCGAGATCGGCGGCCAGCTCATCGACAAGGTCTACGGAGAGTGGCTCCAGATCTTCGCCGAGCTCACCCTCAAGCCCGGCCACCAGTCCGGGTACGCCGACATGATCGGCAACACCCCCAAGCTGGCCGGCCTCACGGTCAACCCCGTCGGCAACACAAATGACATCGTCCTCCCGGGCGAGACCCTGTACGTCCCCCTGCAGTTCTACTTCTGCCGCAACCCCGGCCTGTGCATCCCCCTCGTGGCCCTCCAGTACCACGAGGTCCGCATCATCGTCGAGTTCCGCCCCATCGAGGAGTGCTGCTACTACGCCGAGACCGGCGGCAACGAGGAGCCCCCCTCCGCCGCCGTGGACAGCTCCGGCTTCAACGCCAGCCTGCTCGTGGACTACATCTTCCTCGACACCGACGAGCGCAGGAGGTTCGCGCAGACCTCCATGGAAAGCCTGATCACCCAGGTCCAGTTCACCGGCGACGAGTCCGTCCAGTCCGACAAGCCCAAGATCAAGCTCTCCTTCAACCACCCCACCAAGGAGCTCGTCTGGGTCTGCGTCAAGAACAGCCACACCGCCTCCGTCGCGGAAAACGGCCCCAAGTACGGCAAGCAGCCCTTCAACTTCACAACCGAGGAGGACACAACGTGGCTGACAGGAATCCCCAACCCCGCCAACGGCGGCGGCATGGGATACCAGGGCGGCTCCATGAGGGCCTACCTCGAGAGCCAGGCATTCGCAGCCGGCGGAAGCAACCTGTACAGCCCCTTCTTCGGAGCTGGCACAAGCAACACCAGCTTCATGCATATGGACAAGGGCATCAACCCCGTCCTCAAGGGCAAGCTGCAGCTCAACGGCCACGACAGGTTCGCCGAGCGCGACGGCCGCTGGTTCAACCTCTGCGTGCCCTACGCCACCCACGAGAACATCCCAAGCACCGGCGTGAACGTCTACTCCTTCGCCCTCCGCCCCGAGGAGTTCCAGCCCAGCGGATCCCTCAACATGAGCCGCGTCGACCAGGTCCAGCTCCACCTCGACCTCGCAAAGACCGCCCTCGAGTCCGGTCCCAATAATAACGTCGGAACCAGGATCAAGATCTTCGCCGTCTCCTACAACGTCCTCCGCGTCCTCAGCGGCATGGGCGGCCTCGCCTTCTCTTCCTAGGTTTCCGGGGAAAAGGATTTACATAATAAAAAACAGCAGGGGCTAGAAAGCCTAGAGCTAAAGCGCTAGCGGGGGCCGTCTCTACCCAGCAGGGGCAGCAGTCCCCGCGGAAATCAAAACGAACTCCCGGCCTGCCACTGGGATACCCAGACGCTCCCGAAGTGAGCGGGGATACCGATCAGGCTCTGCTCGGGCTCGGGGACCGCCACCTCCAGGGGGTAGGACCAGGCGACCCACAGCCCTTCGTTCTCCCCAGACCCTCTCCTGAGGCCCATCCACTCCAGGGGGAAGGCGGGGTGCCGTACGTACGCCTCGCACCCCGAGTAGCAGAACCTCTCCGAGGGGACGTTCTTCGGGGAAAGCACGAGCCCGTAGTCGGCGCCGTAAACTCCGTAGTCTCTGTCGTGGAGAGGGTGGAGGAAGTGGACGGCGAGACCCCGGCCCCCCGGACTCTGCTTGAATATCTGTACGAGGCTGCACTTGCCGATCTCCTCGTCCGTGCAAACGAACCTCCCGAGGGACCAGCCCCCTCCGCACCGAAACGCCCAGACCCTGCGGTCGTCCATTCCATAGCGGAACGCCGTCCCGGGATCCGCGAAAGGGATAGAGGTCCATGCGCCGCTGATGTGGGCGCTCGGCCTAGCGGCGACCCAGTCGGCGCCATACCTCCCGCGCGGCTCGCCCACTCTCCAAACGGCCTCGGTGCGGATACCGGAACCGATCCGTCGATCCAGGACCTCGAAGTAGAATTCGGGAACGTAGTCCCCGCGATAGTCGTCGATCAATATAGGCCCGCCGTCCATAACAGGCGGGGCGACCACGGTCGCCGCGCGTTGAGCTTCGGGGGGGGCGCGACGCATCCTGTGGCTCGCACGCTTCGGTCTCAGAGGTAGGGGGATGGCGGTCTGGGGACAGAAAAACTTCTTTTGATGCCCCGCACGGACGGTCTAATTTCGGCGCTCGGCCGTACGGGGAGTGTTGGCAGGAGCGCCCCCCGTACGGCCGCCCCCCGTTTGCGGATCCGAGGTCGGTTTGGAATTTCGGCGCTCGGCCGTACGGGGAGTGTAGGCAGGAGCGCCCCCCGTACGGCCGCCCCCCGTTTTCGGATCCGAGGTCGGTTTGGAATTTCGGCGACCGGCCGTACGGGGAGTGTTGGCAGGAGCGCCCCCCGTACGGCCGCCCCCCGTTTTCGGATCCGAGGTCGGTTTGGAATTTCGGCGCCCGGCCGTACGGGGATGGGGAGGGGCCCGAATGAATACTTACTTACCCGGTGCAGAAACGGAGGCATGCTTTCATCCATAAAGGTCGGATTGACACGTCGCAACAATCACAGAGTATCAACTCACCGCACTTTCTATTACCCCGCATTTGTCGATCCTTCCAAAATGGCAGTTCCAGCCCGCGCGCCACGCACAGCTCCCGTGTCAATCACGACCCTCCTGTTCGATCCGTCCCTGAGGACTCGATCCGATATCGCCTCGTTCCTCGCCGACAAGCCCGACGGGACCGGCCACGTGATCCCCGGGCCGACCCCCCACGACGGCGAATCAGGCGGACCCCAGCCCGACCCGGTCGCCCTCGTGAAATCCCCGGGCGGAGTTTCGGAGGTTACCTTGTCCGCGAGAGAGTGCGTCGCGGGGACGGACTACGACGCCCTCCAGGAAAACATGTTTTCCCGCGTTCGCGCGCACTCCGAAAAGATCGGGTTCGCGGCCGGGTACGAGCTCGAGATCCGCACATCCGCCTTCGAGGCGGCGGCGGTATCCGGCGAAGATTTTCAGGTTTTCTGCCTTTCCTACAAGCTACCCTCGCAGGGCTATTTCGACCTCCAGGTCATTTGCGACGACGGGAAGATCTGCGCCTATAACAGGAAGGCGGAAGGGGGCGCGGTCCACACGGGCGACCTGCACCGCGACTCCGTACTTTTGCACGGGGTAAGATTCCCCGCCTCGCGAGAAGATGCCCCCTCGAGGTATCAGCTATGCGTCGTCGGCTACGACTACGCGAGGCTCGCGAGTTTCAAGGACCAGGTCCCGACCGTCGTCTTCGTGGACCCCAAAGAGAGGTCGCTCAAACTCGTCCCCTGTAGCCTGGCCCCCAGCGAGATAGGAGACGCCACAGCCGCCGTCATCGCCGTTCTCGAGTTTGACCCCAAGGCCCCGGTCGGGGGGGAGTGGAAAGTTGTCCCGGTGAACGGTTGCGTCGCCTCGGGGAGCAGGCTCAACACAGGCGTGATGACCGGGGAGCTAAGGAAGGCCGCCGACCGCGCGAGCTCGATTTTCGAGGCTCGGTCGGAGGACATGGGGGTCGCCTCGCCTGCCGGGCAGGAGCCCCCCGCAGCCTGCGCTCCGGAGCCTCAGGGGGCGTCATCCGAAAGGGACTTCGAGGTTTGTCTATTCGCGGAGGGGAGCCTCTTCGACGCGGCGTCCTCGATCGTTCCCTGGTGCGAGTTCACCACGGCCGTCCGGTGCGGGCCGGGGTTCGACGTCGGAGGACGCTCCCTCGAGGGGAGACCCAACCTCCCGTGCTGGTTCGGGCCTATCGAGAAGCACTGCGCGGCCAACTCGAAGGGGGTCGCTTCCGCCGTGCCGTTTTCGTGGGCCTCGGTCCGTGCCGGGCTCGAGGCCTCGGCGCTCGCCGTGGTCCTCGTGTCGAGACACTGGTCGCACGAGATAGCGCCCTCGGTGTCGTGGGCGGCGTCGGCGCTCTTCGTTCTCGTGGAGGACAGGCCGGGGCGCCCCGAGGACTCGATCATGACGTTCGACCGGTCGGCGACCAGGATGGCGGGCGGGTGCGCCATCGTCCTCTACCGCGCGATAACGGGTCGCCTGCTCTGGTACAGGGGGGTCTTGTGGGACGGGTTCCTGGACAGGATCCCGGACTTCGGAGAGGACGTTACCGAGGCGGTCGAGGCGAGGATCCCGTCGTTCGTCGGCCTAGGAGGCCTCTCGACCCAGGCGTTCCCGAAGGTCGTCCGGGCCGAGGACCGCACAATTTACGGCGTAGGGGGCGGCGGCGACTCCGCCCCGGCCCGCGCCTCGGACGTCTCTATCGAGTCCGCCGTCGCCAACCCCGAAGCGTTCGCGAGCGCCTGCGTCCAGATGTCCGTCTGCCTCCCCCCCGCGGAGCTGAAGCGCGCGACTGGGACACTGATGCGGCTCGTCAACGAGTGGGAGGCATCGGCCCGGGAGGAGGCGGACGCCCTCGAGGGCGGGGGGGCCGCATCATACTCCAGGGCGCTCGAAAACGCCCTCGAGAGCCGGGGATCGGCTAGGCTCGCGGGCGAGCTCGTCCACAAGAGACGGGTCCTCCGCCGGAGGGTCGCGCCGCTCGTCGCGTCGATCCTCGGAATGGAGAGCGCCAGAGGCGCAAGCTCGCGCGAGGGGGACCTCAAGCGCGCAAACAGGCGCGCTGCGGTTGAGGAGAACGTCAGGGCCGCTTCGGACATGACCAAGCGCGAGATAGTCGGTGCGATCGAGAGCGTCGAGGAGTGGCTCGTCGCGGAGGTCGAACGCCCGGCGATGGAGTCGCTCTTTGCTAGAGTATCCAGATCGGGGAAGCTGGACTGCGCGCCCTCGATGGCCCCCCACCCGACTTGCCTCCTCCTGGACGGAGCCACCGTCGCGGCCCTCGTCGAGCACTCTCTGGAGAATGAGGGGCGCCACTACCTCCGCCACGGGGCCGGCGTCGCGATCCCCTCCAGCCTCCAGAACCCGGAGCGGTCGGCCGTGCCCTTCCCAATGGTATTCTCAGACGTCAGAGACCCCCACCAGCTCGACTGGGCGGCCCTCGCGAACTCGAACAAGGAGTCTGCGGTCTGGAGGATCAGGCTGCGCCAGACCCTTGCGGACGTCCCCGGGAGACAGTGGGGGGGTATCCGGGCATCGGACAGGAGGCTCGGGCTGGTGGTCGTCCACGCCGTGTTCGGGATCCTGGAGAGGATCGCGCCCAGCGCCCCGGGGGCGATCGAGTCCCTGGATCCCGACGACACGGTCCCCCGGCTCGCCCGCGGGCTCATGGGCCTGGCCCTCGCGACCATGGCGAGCGGGACCCGCCCCCTCACCCCGGCCTACAAGATCCTCGGGGCCTGCGCCCCCGGCCCCATGGATTTGCCTGACCCCGAGGACGCCTGGGTCGTCGCGGGGATCGTCAGGCACGCCCCCGTCACCAGGTGGCCCTCGGCGGGCCTCGAGCGGAGCTGCGCCCGCCTGGTGGCGACCATCGTGCGCAGGCACCTGGTCGACCCGGTCGTCAGCCCGCTCCGCGAGAGGTCCAAGTCCCTCAAGGACTCCGAGCGCCAGGCCAGCGTGGACGAGACCGAGGAGTACCTCAGGTTCCTGGGGACCACGTGGCACGTCCTGGACCGTATCGTTTCAGGGGGGAAGGCGTCGGACGAGTTCGACGGAGAGCTCCGCCCGGTCGGGGGGCGCCTCCTTGCCCTCGCTCCCCCGGGCCTAACAGCGGCGGGGTCGGCGCGGCAGAGGGGGTCGCGAACGCGTCTCGTCAAGTTCGCGAGGGCGCTCTCGCGGGGGCTCGTCGATTGGGACGGGGAGCTTTTCCAGCACACGCTCGAGGAGCTGGTCGGCGCCTACGCCAAGAGATCGGGGGCCTTCGCGGAGGCGAAGAGGGAACTCCTGAAGGCGCGCGCGGCAGGCGACAGCTCCCTCGAGGCGAGCGCGAAGAGAAGCATCAACAAAATCCTCGCGGATCTCAGGCGCAGGGGCGCGCGGACCGCCTGGGCCCGCCCCCAGAATCGCGGCGGCCTGCGGTCGGAACCAGGCGCCCTGGAGGGACTCAAGGGCGACTCGGAGCTCAAGCGCGCCCCCTGGAGCGTGAAGGGAGACCTCGAGGCGGAGTCCGACGTCTTGCGCCTCGCCGACTACGTGTTCAACGGGAACGCCGAAGGGCCGCGCGGTTCCCCCCCGCCCGGTCCGACAAGCCCCGTCGGAGCCGGGCGCGACCTCGCCGCATTCATGCGCTCGACCCTCGGGGGGCGGGAGTCCGCCGCTGCCGAGCGCCTTCTCGAGAGGGTTTCCGCATCGACGAGCGAGGCCGGCGTTTTCGAGGCCTGGACAGATTCGGGGATACCCGCGCCCCTCGAGCTCGTCTCCCTAGCACGAGCAGTGTGCGAGGAGCTCGGGTTCGGCCCGCGCCTCCCCTCTGCCGCGCTCGCGATCTTCGAGGAGTGGAGGGACCCCGTCGAGGGCGAGAGGCGCGCCGCCGAGCGCCTGCTGGGAGCGGTATAGATAGAAGGAAAGGATCGGGGCGGATCTCGGGAATAGTTTCGAGGGGTCGGGGCGCTTGCGCCCGGGGGAGGATATACTGAGTATATCGAGATGCTTCAGACATGTTTGGGATGCTCTTTCCCATTCTCGACCGCTCTCACTGTAACCCTAAAATTAGTTTTCCAAACGTTTTTCCCATAACCGCAACCCTCGGGCATCATGAAGGTTGGGATACCCGCCCCCTGCTTCTTGAGACATCCGACTGATTACTCCTGAATGATGATTAAAAAATCAAAGGAATCTACGGGGGTATCGTGAGGGTAAGGTTTGCTACTATCGTCTCGTTGGCGGATATGACGCCCACGCGGACCGCGCCCGCTACGTACGTCTGCGGGGGATCCGCGGGCTCTCCGACCTGGCTCCAGAGCGGCCCGTTGAGCATGTAAGCCCGGAACCTGTCCCCGTCGTCGTCGTCGTCCTCATCGAATTCCCTGTCGACGGACGCCTCGTCGCCGCAAGCGTTGGGGAAGAGCCACGCGCAGTCTTCGCACGTCGGCCTGTCGAAGTCGTCCGAGCCGTGGCACCCGTCGAGGGTGTGATCTTCGCACCTTATGGCCTTGCAGAAGGGCTGTCCCTTGGTCTTGTCCCAGTCTACGCAGGCGCCCTTGCCGTCGCACTTCCTCACGCAGATCAGGCCCCCGAGGACGTACGCGAAGTCGTAGACCCCGGACCGGATGGCGGACGTGTGAGCCGACCGGCCCGAACGGTCGCACTCGCCTCTCGTGCAGGCCTTGGGGCACTTCTTAGCCTGAGCCGCGTACTCGGTCCTGCAGTACTCGGAACCCCTCCCCGCGCAGTCGTTGTCCTTGAGGTTCCCCGAGGAGTCTGCCCCGTCGGACGTGGGGTCCTTGTTCTCGGCCGATCGGCCAGAGGAGGAAGATTCGCCGGGGGGCGGCTCCGACGAGTCGCGGTCGGCCCGCTCCGACGAGTCGCGGTCGGCCGGCTCAGAGGAGTCGCGGTCGGCCCGCTCCGACGAGTCGCGGTCGGCCCGCTCCGAGGAGTCGCTGCTGTCCCCGTCCCTATCGCGGGAAGACGAGTCGCCCGCGAGGGCCCTCCTGCAGTCGGCGGCCCGGGAGGACACCAGGAGGATCGCGGCGACGGCGGCGGCTAAGAACCTAAAGTCCATTTCAGGCTCCTCGAAGAAGGGCTAAACTCGGAAAGGAAGGATTTGCGCACTCGAGGGGCCGGGTCGGGTCGCGGATTGTGAGGAGCGGGAGTCTGCCGCCAGCTTTTTGTACTCGCGGGGGCGGCTCAGGAGGCGGCGGCGGCTAGACCCCCGCGACGCCGCCGCCGCCCCTCAGGCGATCCTGCCTTGCCTCGTCCGGGTCCCACGACACGTAGATCGTGTGAGTCTGCCTGAACTCCTCCGCTAGGAACCCGTCGTCCCTGAGGCACGAGACGAGGTAGTCCATGCACTCCCCGCGGTCGTACAGGGGGAGCCCCCGGACCGTCGCGGGGACGGTGTACAGCGTCCGGGTCCACCCCGCGTCGCTCATCCCCCGGACGCTCCGGTACATCCCGTCCGCGACGGCCTCGAGGGTCTCGCGCCTCCTCTGCTCGCGAAACCTCGCGTCCCGCCTCAGGTCGCGCGCCGAGGGCCTGCAGGAGCCCGGGCGGGCCCCGGGCGGCTCTCTCCCCCCCCACGGCATGCTCGAGGAAACCCGCCGGCGGGGCGAGGACAATTTGGGGGGCCCGGGCATAAATTTGCGCTCGGGGATCACGCGAAGATGTACGGGTCGACTCCGCCTAGATTGCACGGGCTCCCGGCGAAGACGTCCGCGCCGGCCTGAGTCCCGTCGACCCCGAGGGCCGCGAAAAGGGCGTAGACGGCGACCTGGATGCCCAGGAGCACGACCGAGACCCGGAACACGTGCTGCCTGGCCTTGCGCGGGTTCGCGAGAGAGGGGCGCGCCCACGCGGTCCAGGCGCAGGCGACGACGGCTCCCAGGGCGAGCGAGCCGACGACCCGCATGAGGTAGAGCCTGAGGGCGGCCGCGCCGGCGACGTACCCGAACATGCTCGAGACCTCGGCCTCGAAAAGGGCGCACGCGGCGATCGGGGGGGTGCCTCCGCCGCCCTCCTCCTCGCCCCCGGACGACCCGGCGCGCATCCACCGCGCGTACTCGATGTAGAGCGTGAGGAGGATGGCGGGGGTCACGATCGCGTAGAACGCGTGCAGGAGGGGCAGGAGGAGGATCCCGGCCCAGTCCAGGGAGGCCCCCGTCCCGGACTCCTCCGCCGCCTTGCCCTTCCTGCGCTTGCTCATGAAAGTGGACGTCCCGATCACCCAGGCCGCGAAGGTCGTGAAGGCCGGCCTCGCCAGAGCCGCCAGGGACTCCTCCATCTGCGACATCCGAGCCGAGCCAGGCCTTTTCTTTTCTTCTCACGGGGGTTGTTTCAGGGGGCCGACGGGGCAAGCCAAATCGAGTACTCGGCCCCCGCATATCCGAACGCGGGCGGGGGCGGGCCCTTCTCGTTCTGCACGGAGTCGATGGCCGAGGCGACGTCGAGCTGGGTCTTGCCCCGTTTGGGCGTGAGGTGGTATGACCACCCGGCACCCTTGCGAACTTTCCCGACGTGGGCGTGCTTGGCGAGGAAGGCCGGTCCCTTCTTCTCCATGAATTCTCGGAGCCACTTCTTCGCTGGCGAGGGGACCTCCGACATGGGGGTCCCCGGGTAATAAATGTCGTCTTTGACAACGAGGGCCGCGAGGACCGCCTTGACCTCCCCCCCGTCCCCGGTCGCGGCCGGTTTGGCGCGCGCCGGTCTTCTGGCCATCATTGCTTTCCCGCCGTTGGCCGTAGTCTTTGGATAAGCGCTGACGCCCTTGTAAGGCTCCGGTTCTTTGATGAATTCGAAAGTTTTACCGGGCATGGCTTGTTCCATCATGTCTTTTAGAAACGGCTCATTGTTTTGTTTGAAAGATGTTTTATATAATGTTTCCCCCAATGCATTTTTAAGACCCTGCAGACGCGGAAAGGGAGACTCCCGTATGTCTATTACATATGTTTTTCCATCTTGTTTTGGTTTGATCCAATTTTTCTTTGTCTTAATGAAGGATTCAAGATCGGCACCCGGTCTGTGGGGCTGGGTCGGGTACCGCCCCAACCTTGGGGTCCTGCTCGCGAAAGCGGCGGACGGCCTGCTGATGTCATCACTCCCGACCATGCGTTATAGCTCTCGGGGTTTACATGTCCGGAGATTTTTTTCCGGGCGCGGCCGCTCTCCCCCCCGCTATGCACTCGCCTATGGTGTCGAACTCCCCGAAGAGGGACTCGAGCTTCGCGGGAGTCGGGGGCTCGGCCGACACCCAGGCCCGCAGTTCCTCCCTCTCGGCGGGCGTCGCCTCCGGGAAGTAGCGCTCGGCCATCCTCGCCGCGTCGGCGGGCGTGATGTCGCCCATCCGGATCGAGATGGAGACGCGGCCCGGCCTCACCAGCGCGGGGTCGAGCGCCTCGGGGCGGTTGGTGGTCATGACCACGATCCGGCCGGGGGTCTCCACGAGCCCGTCGAGGACGTTGAGCACGCCCGACAGGGTGAGCCTGCCGCCGGGGGGGCGCCCGGCGGCCGCGGCGACAGCGCCCGGGGGGCCGGGGTATCCGGAATCGGAGTCGCACTCGTCGTCCTCCCGATAGGGGTCGCCGCCACACGCCCGGCGGCATCGCCCCCCGGGCCCGGACGAGTCGCCCCGGGCGAGAGCCACGACGGATGCCAGGCTCGCGGCGGCGGCGGCCGAGGCGGCCGCGGAACTCGTCTCGGCCGCGCCCCCGGATCCGCGCCTCAGGACGGCGTCGCCGGCCGCGTCGACGTCCTCGAGGACGAATATCGCCCGGTCGTTCGGGACGCGGATCCCGACGTCCCCGCCCGGGGCGGGGTAGGTCTCCCCCCACATGATCTGCTCGAGCTCGGAGTTGCTCGACACCTTGTCCAGGGGGACGGAAACGACGTGGCGGTCGGTCCGGGCGGCGAGAGCCCGGATGAGCGTCGTCTTGCCCGTCCCGGGGGGGCCGTGCAGGAGGAAACCGAGCCTGTGCGGGTGGCCGCGGACAGCGAACTTGCCGGATTTGGCGAGGAAGTCCGAGACGAGGCGCTCGACGCGCGGGACGTCGGGGTGGTACACGGTGTCTAGCCCCCGGGACCCGGAGAAGGCGTGCCGCGTGAAGACCGGGGGGCCCGCCCCCGGCCGGCGCTTGCCCTCGGCGAGCGAGAACAGGAATCGCCGCTCGCCCTCGACCTCCCTCTGGATGTCGCGCTTGTACGACTCGTAAGCCTCCTGGACGAAGGCGTCCACCAGCCCGGCCGGGTCCTCGTCGCTCCGCCCCGTCAGGCGCATCTCCGAGAGCTCCTCCGTGGCGTGGTCGCCGGAGCTCGCCCGGAGCTCCTTCAAGGAGAGGTAGACCCGCCCGACTCGGCCCGACCCGGGGGGCCAGGGGCGCTCGGAGACCAGGACCCTGTCGCCCTGCGCGGGCTTGAGCGTCATCAGGTTGGAGGGGCGGGACGCGAGCGAAGGGCTCGCCGCCGGCGCGTCTTCGTCGTCTTCCCAGGCCCCGCGCTCGCCCAGGGCGCGCCGGTCGCCGTCGAGGCCCTCGAGCGAAATACTACCGTTCCGGAGCCGGTCGAAGTAGCCGCGATTCCGGGCGTGGAAGGCCACGGCCTTCTGCAGGACCCAGCTGTTGTTGTCGCGCTTGTCGCGGTGCCACTGGGACCTGGTGACCCGGGCGACGATCGTCCTCGACGCGTCGCGGGGGTCCCTCCGGCCCAGGAAGCGATCCGCGAGGGCAAGGGCGGCGCGCAGGGCGCCCCGGTGCTGGAGGGCGATGGACAGCGCGGCCCACGCGACGGCGGCCGCCGCCAACAGGGGGCTTCCCCCGCCCGCCGGCCCGGAGGCTAAGGGGTTGGCGAGGACGCCCAGCAGGACCGCGAGGTTGGCCTCCATTATCAAGCTATTCGGGCATAAGGGAGCCTCTTGCGTTAGCCGCTCGGGCGGGCCCGGGCGCTCTACGAGAGAGGAGCCATGGCCAGGACCGCGTCGTCGCCGAAGGACTCGGCCATCCCCGACACGCCGCCCTGCGAGAACTCTTCGGCGGTCGTCCCCTCGGCGGTCGCCACCGCGCTGTAGATGTTCGCGTCCGGGTGCTTGGCGACGACGGAGGCCTTGTACGAGGCCGTCCCGGCCGGCAGGCTCGAGAAGGTCACGCTGGTCGCGCCGGCCGCCGCTGTCGCGCTGTACGTCCCGGTGGGGAGGCTCGTCGCTCCGAATAGGGAGAGCCCCGTCGGGAAGGACAGAGGGGCCGCGGCGGAACTCGGCTCTAGCACGACCCTCGCGGTGGTCCGGGCCGGGGTCGCCGACCACGAGACGGTCAGGGTCTGCGGAGCCTGCCCGGAGACAGAGAGGGCGGACACCACGGGGGCGACGATGGCGGCCGACGCCGACCCGCGGGACGAGCTGTCGGACTGGAGCTGAGCGACTGCCGCGTCGATCGTGTCGATCTTGGCCTTGTTGTCCTGGATCAGGGCGTCCTGCTTCCTGTCGTAGGCGTACCCGAGCTGGTTGGAAACGTTGAGGTCGTCGACGAGGTCGTCTATCTCGTCCTCGGCGTCGTCGTAGCCGTGGCGGGCGTCTCCGTCGTCGTCGTCGCCGTCTCCGTACCACGCGCTCACGGCGGGCAGGACGATGAATATGAGGAGCGCCCCGACGAACGCCGATATTATGAGCGTCATGAGCAGTGCTGTGGGTCCCCCGGTCATCGGAGGCAGGTCGTGCGGCGGCCCGGGGCTCTTTTCCGTAAGGGCGGGATATTTGTGGCTTTGCCCTTGCTAGTCGACCTCCATCGGCACGGGGATTCCCAGGGCGCGCCCGACCTCGTCGTGGCAGAACCGCGTGAACAGGGCGACCTCCCGCTGGTAACCCGCGCCGCCAGAGACCGCGAAGTACTCGCGCCCCCGGACGGGCGACCCGTGAGTCTCCCTGAAAAGCCCGATGAGGAGCTTCTCCACCTCGTGGCAGTTGCCGTAGGGGCCCGCGACCCTCAGGAACTCGGTTTCCGGGGACACCCTCCTGTACTCGGTCACCCTCCTCCTCGGGGACTTGGTCCTGCCGACCTTGACGCAGGCCTGCCCGCCCCCGGGCTCGGCGTTAATGGCCAGGTAGACGTACCCCGCCCGCGCGCCGGCGCTCCCCGCCAAGGATTCGCCTCCCCCTCCGCCGCTCGATCTCGAATCCGCCTCCCCGCGGCCGGCGGCGGCCGGCGCGTCCCTGGACGCCTTCAGGCGCTCGCTCAGCATGCGGCTAGCTCGAAGACGCTGCCCGCGGCCGGGTCTGGGCGTCGGGGCGCGCGCCCCCGGGCTCGCTCTACGGTTCCGGCGCGAAAGAAAAAGCGGCTTGGTTCGTCGGGGGCGCCGATGGAAGGCATTTGCGAGGAGATCATCTCGAGGATGGGCCTAGGGGGGGGCGCGTCCTCCGACGTCGCGCTCGAGACGTCCGCCACCGAGCCGACGGGGCCGTACGGGGGCGCTCCGCCCCCCGGCGACTCCCCGTCCTTCACCCGCACGCTGGTTAGGCTCGCCCCCGTCGCGCACGCGGCCCGCTCGCTCGCCCTGACGGTCGACGCGGGGCCCATGTTCCTGGCCACCGCCGCCGTCATCGAGTCGGCTGCCGAGAGCGCGTGGGAAGCCGCGGCCGCCTCGGCAGGGAACCCGCGCGGGGGGCCCGAGACCCGCACGCGGGTCGTCGCCGCTGTCGCGGGGTCGGGGGAGACCCTCCTCGAGACGTCCTTCTCCGCCGACACCCGGGCCGAATTCGTCCGGCGGGCGTCGGCGGCCCTGCGGCGCGCGGCGGCGCTCACGGAGGCGTACGTCGGGCCGGGGGCGGCCGTCGCGCCCCCCGTCCCCGAAGCCTTTTCCCGCAGCACGGAAACGGGCCGCCGCCGTCCGAGCGCCGCCGCGAGCCATGCCGAAGAAGAAGCCCGTCCACGAGAGGCTCGCGGAGACGATGACGATATACGAGGGCCTGCGCAGGAACCGCGTCCCCGAGTGCGAGGGGATCCAGGAGTTCCAGCGGGACGCGAACGACTTCGTTAGGAAGGGCGGGACCACCGACAAGGCCGTCGAGATATCGGGCGGGTACACCGCCGAGTACCTCCTGACGGACAGGGCCGGGGAGGAGTCGTTCCTCCGCGTTAAGGCCGACCGGGGCGACGGCGATGGCGGCCCGGATCCGTAGAGCCGCGCCGGAGCGGGAGGGAGCCGATCCGGACTCTCGCCGAAATGCCCCCGATCGTCTCAGCAAGCGCGGCCCTCCCCTCGGCGCGCGTCGCGGGCCGGGTGTCGGCGCTCCTCCGCGGACCGCGGCCGCCGACGTCCTGGGGGCGGTCGGCGCCGCCGCCCGGCCCGCGCAGGGGGAAGCCGCAGGACGACCCGCGCCCGCCCGCCCCCGCCCCCGGCCCCGACCGAGCCACAGACCCGCCGACGACCGCCCCGGAACCGACCGCGGCGTCGGGCCGGCGCGGCCGGAGCGAAAGGGCGGCGATATTCATAGACCTCGAGAACGTGTCGAGCCGGTGCGTCGAGGACGCGATGATCCTGGCGTCCGGCGACCGCGTTCTGACGGCCCGGGCGTACGCGTGCTTCGGGGCGGGCGCGGGCGGAGGCCCCCGCGGGGGCGGTCGGCTCAGGGAGCTCGGGATCGTCGCGGTCGATGTCGAGAGGGCCTCCGGGAAGAACAGCGCCGACATCAGGCTGTGCATCGACGCCGTCAACCTCATCAACACCATGGGGCTCGACCGGATATACCTCGCGACCGGGGACAGCGACTTCAGGCACCTCCTCGACTACGCGAGGGAGGTCGGGGTCCACACGTGCCTGGTCCAGTCCTCCGCCGAGCCGACCAGGTCCCTGGCCGAACGGGCGGACGTGTGCTTCCCGCCTCGGCCTCGCCCCGCGAACGGACGCGGCGGCCGGGCCGGGCCCGGCTAGGCCCGGCTAGGCCCGGCCCGGCCCGAGCAGGCCGCCAGGACAGGGGCGGCCGCGGCGTGCGCGGCGATGACCCCGAGGTACGCGACCCTCGCGTCGATGA